TACGACATTCAAACAGTTGCTCAAGATCCTTTCTCTTTAGAACAAAAATCAAAATACGCTCAAGCTGTTTCTAGAGATATAAACATGAAAGGAACTTTAGATAAGTTTAAGCAAAATTTAGGTTTAGATTTGTATAATGTTTCTAACCCAATTGATCTACCAGCTAGTCAAGAAGAGTTAGATCTATATATGCAAATGAGTTATAAGCAAACTGTAGAAATTGCTGAAGAAGAACTTATAGAAAACACATTAGCAGTAAATAAATACGACGAAACTAAAAAAAGACTAGCTTACGATTTAACTGTACTAGGTATAGCTGCTACTAAAACAAGTTTTAATGAATCCGAAGGTATAACTATTGATTACGTAGATCCAGCGTATATGGTTTACTCATATACTGAAGATCCAAATTTTGATGATATATATTATGTAGGTGAAGTTAAATCAATAACAATAGCTGAACTTAAAAAACAATTCCCTAATATATCTGATGCTGAATTAGATCAAATACAAAAAATGCCAGGAAATTCTCAGTATATAACTGGTTGGGGTAATTACGACGAAAACACTGTTCAAGTTATGTATTTTGAATACAAAACTTATATGGATCAGGTTTTTAAAATAAAACAAACAGAACAAGGTCTTTTAAAAGCTATAGAAAAAACTGATGAGTTTAATCCTCCGCCAAATGATAATTTTGAAAGAGTTAGTAGAACTATAGAGGCGTTATACACAGGTGCTAAAGTTTTAGGTAACAATCATATGTTGGAATGGAAACTAGCTGAAAACATGACAAGACCATCAGCTGATTCGACTAGAGTGGAAATGAATTATTGCATAGCTGCTCCTAGAATGTATAAAGGTAGAATTGAATCAATAGTAAGTCGTATTACTGGTTTTGCTGATATGATTCAATTAACTCATTTAAAACTACAGCAAGTAATGTCTAGAATAGTACCTGATGGTGTGTTCTTAGACATGGATGGTTTAGCAGAGGTTGATCTAGGTAATGGTACAAATTACAACCCAGCCGAAGCTCTTAACATGTATTTCCAAACTGGTAGTGTTGTGGGTAGATCACTTACACAAGATGGTGGAATGAATGCTGGTAAAGTTCCAGTTCAAGAATTAGCATCATCTTCTGGTCAAGCTAAAATACAAAGTTTAATTGGTACATACGAGTATTATTTAAAAATGATACGTGATGTAACCGGATTAAATGAAGCTAGAGATGGTTCAATGCCTGATAAAGATTCTTTAGTTGGATTACAAAAATTGGCCGCTAATGCTTCTAACACAGCTACAAAACATATATTACAATCTTTATTATATATAAGTCTTAGAGTTTGTGAAAATATAAGTTTAAAAGCTGCGGATTTATTAAAGAATCCTTTATTAAGAAATTCTTTAGCAAACTCTATAAGTACTTTTAATACTAATACATTAGAAGAGTTAATTAACCTACAGCTGCATGATTTTGGTATTTACTTACAATTAGAACCAGAAGAAGAAGATAAAGCTAAGTTAGAACAAAATATACAAGTAGCTTTGCAAACAGGTGGTATATCTTTATCTGATGCTATTGATGTTAGAGAGATAAAAAATATAAAGCTAGCCAACAAATATTTAAAACTTAGACAACAACAAAAAATAGAAAGAGAACAGGCTCAAGCTCAGCAAAATATTCAAGCTCAAGCACAGGCTAATGCTCAAGCTTCAGAAGCTGCTGCTTTAGCTGAAGTTCAAAAACAACAAGCTCTTACACAAGAAAAAGTTAGTATAGAACAAGCTAAGTCTCAATTTGAAATACAACGTATGCAAACAGAGGCTCAAATTAAAAAGCAGTTAATGGCTGAAGAGTTTAGTTATCAAATACAATTAGCTCAAGCAAGAGCTAAAGCAGAAAGAGATAAGGAAGAAAAAATAGAAGATCGTAAAGACGAAAGAACAAGAATACAAGCAACTCAACAATCAGAAATGATAGCTCAAAGACAAAACGATGAGTTACCTAAAAACTTTGAATCTGCTGGGTTTGATACTCTTGGAGGTTTTGGACTTGAACAGTTTGAACCTCGGTGAGAATAAATTTTTAACTATTTAATTATATTATATTATGTCAGAAGTAAAACAAGAGGGAGAGTTTTCTTTAAAAGGTAAGAAAACTAAACCAAAAGATTTAGGAAAATCTACAAATGAAGTTGTAAAAGTTGATTTGTCAACTCCTGTAGAAAAACAAGTTGAACAAGAAATTACTAAAGTAGTAATTGGTTCAGAAGAAAAACAACCAGAAGAAAATGCCAATACAAAGCAAGAAGCAGCAGGCGTGGTTGCAGATCAACAATCCGGAGTTATACAAAAAGTGGTTGAAGAAGTACCATCAGAACAAAGCACCGTTCAAGATGAAACTCCAATCATTCAAGAAATAACAGAGGAAGAAGTACAAAAAGAAGTAAAACAAGTTGAGCAACAAGTAAAAGAAGCTATTAGAGATGAAAAGGTATTAGGTAAACCGCTACCAGAAAACATCGAAAAACTAGTTTCATTTATGGAGGAAACAGGAGGTAATATTAATGATTATGTCCGTTTGAACGCTGATTACTCTAGTGTTGATTCAAACACGTTATTAAAAGAATACTATAAAAAAACAAAACCTTATTTAGAAGGTGATGATATAAATCTTTTACTTGAAGAATTTTCTTATGATGAAGATCTAGATGAGGAAAGAGATATACGTAAGAAAAAGCTTGCGTTTAAAGAAGAAGTTGCAAAAGCCAAAAACTTTTTAGAGGAAACTAAGAGTAAATACTACGACGAGATCAAGTTGAGACCAGGCGTAACTCAAGAACAAAAAAAAGCAATGGACTTTTTCAATCGATATAATGATCAGCAAACAAAAGCTGAGCAACAACATGAAGAGTTTAAAAACCAAACTAAACAACTTTTTAACGAAGATTTCAAAGGTTTTGATTTCAACTTAGGTGAAAAAAAGTTTAGATATGGTGTAAAAGATCCTTCAAAAGTTGCAGAGAACCAATCAAACATTAATAATCTTGTAGGGAAGTTCCTTAACGAAGATGGTAGTGTAAAAGATCCGGTTGGTTATCACAAAGCTATGTACGCTGCTTCAAATGCTGACACTATTGCAAATCATTTTTATGAACAAGGTAGAGCTGACGCTGTTAAAGAAGTTGTCAATAGTTCTAAAAACCCTAGTTCAGCTCCAAGGCAAATCGCTCAAAGTGATTTTAAAGATGGTATTAAAGTAAAAGTGTTAAACAACGATGCATTAAGTGCATCGAAATTAAAAATTAAAAAATTTGGATTTAACAATTAAAACAATTAAAAAATGGCTTTATCACCAACATTCGGTTCAATTAAACCGAGTCAAAAACAACAAATACTATCTGATAACTATTTAAATTTTACAGATGGATCAGGAAAGAATTTTTCACAACAATATCTACCTGAAATTTATGAGCAAGAAGTAGAGCGTTATGGAAACAGAACTCTTTCTGGATTCTTGCGAATGGTAGGCGCTGAAATGCCTATGACTTCTGACCAAGTAGTATGGTCTGAACAAAACCGATTACATATCGCTTATGATTCTGTAACTGTTGCTACAGCAACTACTTTAACATTTGCTTTAGGAGGTTCTGGTAAAACTTTTGTAGATAATGTAATTTCAAAAAACCAAACTATTGTAGTTTTGGATCCTGCTAACGGTCTTGAAGTTACTGCTATTGTTACGCAAGTTACAAACACACCAACTCTTGCTACCTTAACAGTTGCCACTTATACTGGAGCTGATCTTGATGCCACGTTCAACGTTCTTGATTCAGGTCTTAAGATTTTTGTATACGGTTCTGAGTTTGCAAAAGGAACTGGAGATGCGGATCTTGTATCAATCACTCCTTCTTTCACTCAATTTTCTAACTCACCTATCATCATCAAATCTAAATACGCTATTTCTGGATCTGATACTGCTCAAATCGGTTGGGTTGAAGTTGCTACTGAAGACGGAACTGGAGGATATCTTTGGTACTTGAAAGCTGAGTCTGAAACTCGTCTACGTTTTGAAGATTATTTAGAAATGTCTGTAGTTGAAGGTACTTTGGCTGCTGCTGGTTCTGCTGCTTTAGCTGCTGGCAAAAAAGGTACTGAAGGTCTTTTCGCTGCTATAAAATCAAGAGGAAATGTTTACTCTGCGTTTGCACCAGCTGCTGGAGACTTGAGTCAATTTGATGAGATTCTTA